AGCACCGTCAGAACCTGCTGGTCCTTGTGCTCCTGTGGGGCCAGCCGGACCTTGTGCGCCGTCAGAACCGTCAGCACCTGCTGGACCTTGTGCGCCGTCAGAACCGTCAGCACCGTCAGCTCCTGCTGGACCAGTTGGTCCACTCGCACCTTGTGGTCCAGCCGAACCTTGTGGTCCGGTTGCACCTTGTGGTCCAGTATCACCTTGTGGTCCTGCGGGACCTTGTGGACCTTGTGCACCATCAGCACCTGCTGGTCCTGTTGCACCTGCTGGTCCTTGAGGTCCTTGCGGACCAGTTGGTCCTTGTGGACCAGGCTCAAGTACAACTAGATCTAGCTCACCTGTAATAGGGTTAAACTGAAATGGCATTAGATCCTCACGTATTTACAACATTGTAAACTTCTTTGTAAGAACCATCTTGACCTTGTTTAATTTCAGAAATTAACTCTTGATTAGATCCAATCTTATATTCTACATTAGTAGTTTGTACAGGATATACATTATATTGTGCTAGAACATGATTAGTTATAGGTTCTGGGAAAGACACATGAGGATATTCTTCATATAATGATTCTAGATCAAATGGATAATCTTGAACCCCATTAAAAACTCTCAAGTATTTCATAGTTTTACTCCAATTAATTGTCCATTACATCTCCAGATTTCTACAACTGATAAGTCATTTAGTTTAGGTGCTGATCCAGAAGTCCAATGAATTTTTGGCCAAGTAATACTAAAGCCGTTTTTGTTGGCAATAGTAACACGTACAATACTACCTTCTTTAAAATTGCTTAATGAAATAGTTTGGCTTTTAGATAGTACAAGTGTTTGTAAAAATCCTTGTGAAGCATCAATAGAATCATTAACTACACTACAGCCATAACTAACATACTTCAATGTTTTATTGATTAGTGTTTGTTCTTCTGATAGTTTGACTAAACTTGACAAAGGCAAACTTGTTTCCCAGCTTTCTCCATTTGAAACAACAACACCAGGTTCAGGATATTCAATATCTGAATCACCCTTTACACCTTGAATACCTTGCTCCCCTTGTGGACCCTGTAAACCTACATCACCTTTATCACCTTTTTGACCTTGTGGTCCAGTAGCTCCATTCAGCCCGTCACGACCAGGAATACCATTAAGACCATCTATACCATCTTTACCAGCAACACCAGGAATACCAGGTTCACCAGTTAAACCGTTAGCACCTCGTTCACCACGTGGTCCTCGTGAACCATCCTTACCTGCTGGACCCGCTGGACCGGTTTCACCTGGTTCCCCTTGCTTACCATTAGTACCTGGTTCACCTTTTTCACCATTTTTACCAGGCAAACCTGTAATAGCAAATGCTCCACTAGACTTCCAAACTGTTCCGTTATAAATGAAGACCTCGCCTTCTGCGCTGGTTACATATACTTCACCCTTAACAGCTTTTTTAGGTAGTGAAGCTTTGTCAGAAACAATACCATTAACAGCAATTTTGGCTGAAATTTTTTGAAGTCCACCAGCGGGATTCATATTAATCATAATTTAACTTTTGACTACAGTTAAAACATCATCATTGACATTGTATGTCATGGTAAGTGTAGCAACAATTTCTCCAGTAGCACCACCTCTCCGGTATTCAACCTGAGTAAGGTTAGTACCTGTATAAGTGTTGCTAACATAATCATGGTCTGGGATAAATAGACCGCCTTCCCTTCGTACTAATTCTCTCATTGTGCTAAATGTTTTTTAAATTTAAAATTTATATTTAATTCCTGTTTTAACAGTTGTACCGATAGGTTCACCAAGATCCATACCACCGCTAGTCAAGAATTTAAATTCACCGTAAGCACCAAGACAATCATTAAACTGTGTCTTGATACCTACTTTACCAGAGGCTTCAGTAGTTGTTGCTTTACCATCAGGCATTACAAAAGCTGGTCCACCTTGGATATAATATTTTGTTGATTCACTGAAGCTTCCTTCATAACCAACATCATTACGCAACACAGTTTTATTAAAATCTACACCAGTAGACTTAGACTCACTTTCGATGTTTACGTAAGGACCGGCAACAGCGGAGGTAGAAAGGATAGCAGCTGCGGGGAGGATAGCAAAAATTTTCATTGTAATTTATTTAAAAAAGAATAAGTGTATTGTGTTCGTTTACCGTGAATACCCCAGCCTAACCAGTAGTAAGCAGCATTCATATAATAAGGAACTGTTTGATGATTGGTTTGAAATGCATAAAGATCATCTCTAAACCTCATCTCATTAATCATATAACGAGTCTGACCTTCTACTGAAGAAGGATCACACTTGTATTTTTTACAGAACAAACCAAGACCATCATAACGTGCTTTGGTTGTCCATTGAATTAAACCATAACCACCACGAAGACATCTATCATAAGGAACGATAGCACCGCCTTCACAAACATTAGGTTTAAAGTTAGATTCCTGTTGGATGTTACCCATAATGACCGCTAGTGCTGTACGGTCTGTCACACCAGCAGAAGTCTGTAGTTGTTCTAGAACGTACTGCTGTGGTGCAGTACATTGTGGGCAATCAATCATTTTTTCTTAGCAGTTTTAGCAGCTCGTTTAAAGTTAGCAGCACTAGGAGCACCTTTGCTGCCTGGCTTACGCATCTTTTCATTAGAGCCTTGTTTGATACGCATTCGTTTTGCGTGGATGTTAGCGTAGAGACCTTGTTTAGCCATTACCAAATACCAGGGATCAGTTGACCAGTTAGTGCATACGCTCCCAGCGCAGCCATCACACCTAGCATAGCCAGGCGACCGTTAAGCATCTCAGCTTTTTCGTTATGAGTCACAGTGTAATCTTTGTCAGTGTACATGGTGGGTTCTTTTGCAAAAAGGTTTTGTTGTCCGTGTTCGTTGGTGGTAACAGTCATTAGAATGAGATGTCAGAGTTTTCTAGTTTACGCATAATGTCTGATCTGTAAGCAGGGTCTTTATCATAACGTGGGTCTGACATAGCTTTAACAAGTTCAGCCTGACTACGGAATGAATCATTCTTTTGATTAGAACCTTTACCTGTCAACAGTTGACCTTCTTTACCTTCAGCATCAGTATATTTACCATACAATGCTTGTACTGCAAAGAAAATTGAGTTAGGATTACCATCTGCCATAACAGCATCATACATCTTTACCTCTTCTTTAGATAAAGATTCACTAGCCCAATCAATCATTGACTTATAAGCTTGTTTACCACCAACCATTTCAAACAATTGATCAGCTTGTTCTTCAGAAAGAACTTCTTTACTAGATTCTTCTTGCTCTTCTTGGTTTTCTAGTACTTCTTCGGGGGCTTCTTCTTGCTCCCCTTCTTCACTGGTTTCGGATTCATTTTTTGGTTCTCCTAATTTACTTTGTAGTTCAATGTAAGCTCGTTCTAGTGCTTCTGCATTTTCAAACTTACCTGCTAGTAGCTGTTGTTTTTCCCCTTCAGCAGACTCGGCAACAGCTAGAGAGTCTTGCTCATCAGCATTTAGTACTGGCTGATCAGCTGGGGTTTCATTCATTGAAAGAACTTCTGCCATATTATTGTGGTGGTTGTTGTTGTTGTTGCATCATTTCAGCTGATGCTTGCTCACGTTTTTGATCTACTGAAGCTAGTTGTCCAGCTTGTTGAGTCATCATCATTTCTTGTTGCTGTTGAGCAGCAGCTTGTTGTTCTTGCTGAATCTCTTGCATACTCTTAACAAGATTTAATGTATCAATACCAGACGAAGCAGCCAAACGTTTGACAACTTCTTCAGGATTAATATATTCTTGAATAGCTTGTGGTCCCATTGTTTGTGCAATGACAGTAAGGAACTGTGCAAGGCTTTCACGATCTTGACCACGACCAAGTGCATTAATACCAGCTACAATAGTAGGCTTAACAATATCACCTTTAGGTAGACGTGGGATCTCTCCTGTCTTTTGAGAAACAGAAAGTTTTCGATCCAAATAAGGTACAAGAAATTCAACAGTAAGTAAACTGAATAGTCCACCTAATTGTTGTTCTAGTTCTAGCTGTGTCATACGTACTTCTTCAGCAGTAGTACGTTCACTATTCCTTACGTTAAGAACAAGGAATGCATCACTGATACGTTGGGATAAACCTCCTACCATTTGATAAGCAGTTTGAAAGTCAGCCGTTTTACCAACCTGTACCACACCAATATCATCAGGTCTACCTTGAATGATAGCTCCGTTACCTGCTTGTGCAAGTGTCTGAGGTTTGGTTGTGCTGGAGGGTGAAACGGTAAACACTACCTTAGCAGCAGCTGCACTCCCTTCTACAAGGGCTTGTGACAGAGCTTCAAGTGACTTCAAATCACCAATGAATTCTTCAACACGTCCACGTCCATAGGCTTCACCATCAACATGGTTAAACCTAAGTGGAAGCCAAGGGTTAGCATTAACAGGTGCTTTACCCATTGACTTAGGAAGTATATCATTATAAACCTCCTGATGCCAAACCCATCTGTTGTTGTCCAGCATTACGTGAGTATAAACATCACATTCATCAGTGGGATAATCAGTCAAGTCATCCTGATTTGCAGAATTAGTATAACTGTTATCTTTAAAGTTATCTTCTTTTTTATAATCAGGGTAAAATTTTTTAAGTAATTTTTTAGAGATTGTTTCTTTTGTTACAATTTCAATAACATTACCACTACCATCTCTATCTACAACATAACGGTTCAAAGGATATAGTTTTAGTCCATCCTTTCCCATATAGATAAGAGCATTACCAGCAACGACTAAATGCTTTAGTGCTTGGTGAACAATAACACGATCAGTAGAAGCTGCAATAGATTCCATAATCGTACGTTCAACTTTAGCAAACGACAAGTCAAGTTCTGATCTAATATCTGGTCCTAGTTCTCCAGGAATGTTAATATCATTTACTTGTAGCTTAAAGAAACTAGTTTGTGGTGGTAGCAAAGCAAGCATTAATTTACTTGCAAGCGTCACCACACCTTTAGCTCCTACACTTTGCCACGGTGTAATGAGATTACGTGCACCTTTATAAGATGTTTCTTCTCCACGGATTAGATAAGGAAGAGTTAGATCTGCTGCTTGTCTAGCAGTATTTAGAAACTGGGAGCGGTCCGAAGACAATCTCTCATAACGTGATTGAGCAGTCATTATACATTAATACCAAACATAGAACTAAGGATTGCACCAGGGGATAGTCCTGTTGAAACTTGTGGTTTAATTTGCATTGCTTTACGTTTAAATGCACCTGTGCCTCCCTGTGAACCAGGTAATCTAGAAGTGCTTTGCAATTGTAATTCAGCTGTTCTACTTCCAGCAAGCTGGTTTCGTTCTGCATTTCTACTAGCAATTTCCATTGCTCTTAAACGTTGCTGTTGAGCAGCAGCTTCTTTTTGTTGTTGAGCTTCAGCTCTAGAAGCTATTCTGTCTAATTCTTGTTGTCTTGCTGCTGCGTCTTGTTCTTGCTTTGCACCTATCCTCACTTTTTCATATACACCACCGCCAGCGCCCGGCCTATTGGTTTCTGCAAGTGTATTAGGATTAGCATCCAAAAATTTAAGAAGGTCTTGATAACTAAAACCAGATGTCAGATTACCTTGAATATCTGCATCACCAAACATAGTCCTAGATCTTTCACTGGGACCTCCAGTAAAAAATTTTGGATCATAAAATTCTGTGGAAACCTTAGGATTTTTCATTAATTTTCATCCATGTATTGAATGACCCACTCAACGACACTACGTTGACCAGACCTGTACATAATTTTTTCCATTGTATCTTCAGGGTTAGGGTTTACTGGTGGAAATGCTTCATCTAATTTAGATAGCATAGCATTTGCTGTCATGCCACGTACATCAAGTAAATTTAAATCAGGCATATTGTGGAAGGTTTACATTACTGTGTTCAAAGAAGGCAGGCATTCTAGCAGCTTTAGTATCAGAAAGCTCAGGTGCTTTACCTTCATACATTAATCGATCACTAGAATCCAGCCAAAATTTTTTGTCCAAATATTTATCGGTATTGCTACCCAAAGGTTGCATTACCCAATTGATAGTTGCCTTGCGGAGTTTATCAAGACTAGGGCTGACAGTAAGCCCCAGCTCCCGACAAACAAGGCTATTGGCAGCAACGTGAATTTGTTCATCTCTACTTATATCCGCACTAACTGTTCGCATTCCAGCGTCACCATTAAAGCGGAAGAATGGTAGAAGAACGAAGAAAATTGCACGCTCGGCAACCATTGCTTTGAGGATTGTGTGATCAGGATGCGAAGTCCAAGCTTCCCTGAGCCTAATAGCTTCCGATTCAGCTTTTTCGTTAACACCGTAAGCATTGGCAATGTAACCAAGTGCCAGGTCGTGATTTTCCTCGTCGGTGACATTTGATTCCAGTAACTCCCTCGATAGTTTTGGTACGTCGGTAGCCAATCCATCACGGATAAAATCTCCCACAGGTAGTTCCATATGTCGCAACGCAAGAGCACGGTAAACCGTCTCTTCCGCCCCTGCCTTGCATGATCCGGCAGTTGTCTGGACTGGTGTCCATTTTCTTTTTCTGTTTAGTAGTTTCTCGTAAGGGTTCATTCTTGACAATCACAGGTAATTTCTTCATTTAAAATGTCCTCTAGATAATTTTCAATATCTTCTGCATCTAGTGCAGCATATGCGTCTGATTTATCTTGAGTATCTCCCATTACTTGTAGTGAGTAATAAAGAGATGTTTGCGGGGACCGAAGCCACTCTTCCACGAACGCATTGTCGTAGGTTACCGTATCACTCCATGAATTGAAGCTATAACCGTGAAGAAGCCCTGTGCTATCTAGTAGAGTCATGATGCCATCAGCAACACGTTTGTAAGCCTCCCAGCCTACCTTAGAGGCGATCTCTACGTCACCATAGTTGTAAGTTTGTACTCCGAAAGTACCTGAGTCGCGATCAACTGTCTGCGAGATAGGTGGAGCGATTTCTGGTGTGCTAGTATAGCCATCCAGATCCACGCTTCGATAACTGCAACTGGCGGTTG